TGATGGTGGAACCGAGTGGCCCCATTCCATTCGTGGGACCGTCCACCGCGCTGCGCCATACGCCCGTGTATCGCGCGGTAACGCTCATTGCCGGGGACATCGCCCGGCTTGAACTCAAGGTGACCGCCAGCGGCGCGGACTCGCTGATGCGTAGCCCGTCGCGCTATATGTCGGCGTTTGAGTTTAAGCGGACGATGACGCTGAACGTGCTGCTCTACGGCAACTCGTTCGCGGCCATCAACCGCACGCGCGGCGGCGAACTCATCGAACTCCTCTTGCTGGAACCGGATGCGGTTACGCTCGACATCAGCGGACCGGAACCCATCTACAAGACGCGGCCCTACGGTGACCTTCCGTTGTCGGATGTCTTCCATCTCCGCGCGCCCAACAACACCGGGCTTTGGGGAGAGTCGCCCGTGCAGCTTTGCCGCAAGTCGCTGCAGATTGCCGCGGCGCAAGAGGAAATGGCGCTCAAGGCGTACACCAACGCGGGCAACCCCAAGATTGCGTTGATTCACCCGCGCGCGATGTCGCCCGAGATGATGCAGAAAACAGAGGCGTACTACATGCAACGCCACGGCGGCAGCGAGAACGCCGGGCGTCCGATGGTGCTCGCGGATGGAATGCGCGTGGAGCGCATCTCCAGCACGCTTGACGACACCGGGCTTGATGCCGCGCGCAAGTACTCCATCGGGGACGTGTCGCGCATCTTCGGCGTTCCGACCAGTTACCTCAGTGGTGACGTTGCTTCGTCCTACGGAAGCATCGAATGGCTGTCCCGCATGTATGTGGATGGCGCGCTGCGCGCGTGGCTCGAATGCTGGGGCGCTGAAATCCTCACCAAGCTTGCAACGCCGTTCGATTCGGTTTACTGGGACACCGACGACCTGATCCGACCGAAGATGGCCGAGATGTACGCCGCTCTGCGCACTGGCGTAGAAAGTGGCGTCATCACGCGCAACGAAGCGCGCGAGGAACTCGGGTACGGGCCGCTGCCTGGCCTTGACGAACCGATGGTGGCGCTGAACATGGGAACGGGCGGCGGTCAAACGAACCTCGGCACCGACACCTCGGCGCAGGAAGGAACCCCGAATGATTTCTAGACGCGCCATCACCGCCACCGAGCAGTCCATCGACGGGCGCACGCTTGCCGGGTACGCCGCCGTTTACGGGCAGGAAAGCCGCGAGCTTGTGGAGAACGGCAAGCGGTTTACCGAGCGCATCGCCCCCAGCGCGTTTGACGACACGCTCAAGGCTGGCGCCGACGTGAAGCTCTACTACAACCACGACACCGCGATGCCGCTGGCGCGCACGAAGTCCGGCACGCTGTCGCTAAAGTCCGACCGCAATGGCCTCGCATTCTCCGCGATGCTGCCCGAAACCACGCTGGGCAACGACGTGCGCGCGCTGCTGGAGCGCGGCGACCTCAGCGGAGAGATGTCCTTCGGCTTCTACGTCGAAGAGGACAGCTGGAACAAAGAACGTACCGAGCGCCTCGTCAAGCGCGCGAAGCTGGTGGAAATCAGCATCGTGCAGGACGCGGCATACCCCCAGACGAGTTCAAGCCTGCGGAGCGTCTCCGCGGCCTACACCGACGCCGCGAATCTGCGGCTTGCACTTCATTTCCGAAGGATGGCAGATCATGTCTGAGCAGAACGAGCTGAACGAGCTTCAGAACATCACCCACCAGTACCGAAAGTCGCTCGCGGCCTACGAGGCCCGCACCGGACTCGCGCCGCAGTCCGTCGATACCCGCGGCAACGGTGAGGACAAGCAGTTGTTCGCCCGCATGGATGCGGACCTGACCGCTATCGAACTGCGCGCGCAGCTCAAGGCCACCGAAGCGCGCCTCGCGAAGCTTGAGGCCGAGCCGACCATCCGCTCCCGTCCGGCCAGCGGCGCCCGCAATGCGTCGGACGAGGCCGCGTACCGTTGGCTCAAGGCCGTCGCCACTGGCGACACCGCCGAGTTCCGCGCGCTTTCGACTTCCAGCACCAACGCGGCCATCCCGACCGACCTTGAGCGCCGCATCGTCGAGAAGAAGCAGCAGATGGGCGCCATCCGCGCCATGTCCAACGTCATGCGCATCACCAGCGACCGCAAGGTGGCGGTCGAGAACGCGCTTCCGACTTCGGAGTGGATTGACGAGGCCGCTACGCAGACTGCGACCGACCCGACGTTCTCGTCGCAAATCACGTTTGAGCCGCGCACGCTGCGCTGCTCCACGATTCTGTCGCAGCAGTTCATCGAAGACGCCATCGGCCAAGGCGACATCGGCACCGCGATGGAGTACGTGTCGCGCAAGATGGCGATGTCCATGTCGCTGAAGGAAGAGCAGGCGTTTACCGTTGGCGACACCGGGGCCACCAGCCCGGAGCCGCAGGGCATCGCGCTGAACGGCGGACCCATCACCCAGGTGATTGACCTTGGTACCGCCGCAGTCACGACCATCACCGCCGACAACATCATCGACCTTGCGCACACTGTCGCCCCCGAGTACCGCGTGGGGCCGCGCGTGTCGTACCTGATCTCGGACACCGTCGTGAAGGTCTGCCGCAAGCTCCGGTCGTCCAGTTCGCCGACCGACTATCTGTGGCTCCCCGCGGGCGCGCCGAACACCAACGCGCTCACCGCTGGCGTTGCGGGAACCATCTACGGCTTCCCGTACCGCGTCGGCAAGTACATGCCCACCGCGACCGCCAACGGCAACGTCTTCGCGGTGTTCGGGGACTTTGAGTACTACGAGATTGTGGACCGCACGGGCGTGACCGCGCTGATGGACCCCTACTCGCTTCAGGACAAGCTCCAGACGCGACTGAACGTGTTCCAGCGCCTCGATGCGAAGTGCACGCTTCCCGCCGCGTTTGCCGCCATCACCTGCTGATTCTTTCTTGTCTCCGGTGGCTTGGGGGGGGAACTCCCCAAGCCACTTTCCATGTCGGTCCCACTCTCCACCATCAAGTCGGCGCTTCGCATCGACTATGACGACGACGATTCGGAGCTGACGCGCCTACGCGAAGCCGCCGAATCGCTTGTCCTTCGTCGCACCGGGCTAACCATCGCGCCCACGACGAAGTCGCTGTACGTCGCCAACTGGCGCTCGGTGATCGTGCCTGAGCACCCGTTTACGTCGCTCACCAGCGTCACGTACTTCAACACTGCCAACACCCTCACCACGATGCCGTCCACCGACTATTGGGTGGACCGCACCGATGGGCCGATGCCCGTGCTGCGATTCCTTCAGGCGCCGGGCATCTATGACGGCACCGCGATTACGGTCTCCTACGTCGCGGGGTACACCATCGTTCCATCGGAACTCACCCACGCCATCATCGCGCTGGTGGGCCACTGGTATAACAACCCCGAAGCGGCTTCAATCGTGCGGCTCAACGAGGTTCCGATGTCGCTGGAATACATCATCGACAACATCGGGGTTAGGAGTCCGCTTCGATGATTTCCGGTGGACGGCTTCGTTGGGTGGCGACCGTGCAGCGGGCATCCGCTGCGGTGGACGCGCTCGGACGCCGCACCAGCACATTCACCGACGTTGGGACCGTGCGCGTTGATATGCGCGAGAACGGTTCCGCGGAGCAGACGTACGCCGATGGTGTCGCGGTCGTGGCCCGGTGGGAAATCCGTATGCGGTGGCCCAACATCGCGCGTCTTGCCATCACCGAACTGGACCGACTTGTGGTGCGCGGCAAGACGATGCGGATTACATCAAGCATCAACCTGGACGAGCGCGACCGCTTGGCCGTCCTTGACTGCACGGAGGTCGTATGAGCTTCCAATCGGATGCCGTCGATTGGTGCGGCACGACGCACGCCGCTGGCGCGCGCGTCTCGGTCGGCGCCCGCCCGCAATCGACCGCGCTTCCCGCCGTGGTGCTCGAAATCTCAAGCGGCACCGATGCGACCATCGGCGGTGAAGTGCAGCTGTGGACGGTCGCGATTTCAGCTATTGCCGACACGATGGAGGGCGCGCGCTCGCTCTGCGCCGACGTGTCGGGCGACTTCGCGACCAACGCGCGCTCGGACGGGCACGAAGTGGTCATTGACGTGCACCCGGTCATTCAACAACCAGTGATTGGCGAGGGCGACGAAGCCGAGCCAGCCATCTGCATCCTGAACGCAACCGTTTACTACGAGGTTTGACATGGCGAAAGTCACTGCCGGAAATGCCGCCGTATCGCTGACCGTCTCGGGCGGTAGCGCCATCGTCGCGGACTGCGCGCGCGCTACGGCGACGTTCAACAACACCCCCATTGACACCACGGCAATCGGTAGCGCGTACAAGCAATACGCCTACGGAATCCGCGAGGCGACGGCACAGATTGAGTTCTACTGGGACCACGCGGTGCACGGTGCGCTCGGAACTGCGCTCGGCGCGGGCACGAAGCTTTCGACGGCGACCGTTACGTGGGAATCCGGTCATTCCATCAGCGGAGCGGCCATGATTGAAGCCATCGAAGTCTCCCTCGCTCCGAACTCCGTCGCGATGGCGACGGTTTCGGTTCGCTGGGAGGGCGGAGCCATCACCTACTCATGATTAACGCTCTTCTCGCCAAGCCCGCGCGCGTGACCTTCCGTGGTGAGGTCGTCACGCTTCGCCGTCCGACCGTCGCGGACTTGGTCGCATTGATGGACGCCAGCGAGCGCGGCGTCTTCATTCCGGCGTGGTACGTGCTGAACCACGTGCTTGACGGTGACGCGCCCGCGTTTGAATCGATGGACCAAGTGATGCGCCTTGACGCCATCGCGGTTACCGAACTTTCGCGCCTCATCGACGCGATGTACGGTGAAGGGCAGGACTTACCACGGGCGCCCGCGAAATCCTGCGAAGCGTCGTGAAAGAGGTTGGGCTATCGACGCCCATAGCAGTCTTCAACGGTCTCCACTCCCACAAAGGCATGGCCGCAGATGTCGTCAAACGTCTTCAAGGTAGCCGCGGAAATCGACGGAGCGGAGATTGAGGAACTCAATCGGAAGCTTCGGCGCATCTCCGTGGAGCGCGCCGGGAAGGCGATGAAGTCGGGCTTCAGGACGTGGGGCAAGCGGTACTCCCAAGCCGTCGTCGCGCTCGCGCCATACGGACGCCCCAACCCAACCGAGAGGGTCCGCGGGCAAGA